TGCCAGCGGTGAACAGATGGCGATGCAGACCGAAACCGATCGTGACATCCTCGCCAAGAGCGATGCCATGTCGATCGACCTGCACTACTGCTACCACCCCGTTGGCGCTAAGTGGGCGGTGACTACTGCCAACCCCACTCGCGCTCAGCTGGAGACGGTTGCTAACTGGTCGAAGGTGTACGAGCTGAAGAACCTCGGCATCGTGCGCGCCACCAACACCTCTAACTTCGATTGAGGTAACTAACCATGGCACAACCTTCCCAGTTTGAACTGTCCACCGAGCAGTACCTCGAAGCCACTTTTTACGGCGCATCCTCGATTGCCGACGTGCAATTCTGGACTGCTCCGGTGAAGTGCGAGGTGGTTGCAGTGCGTGAAGTTCACGCCACTGCCGGCAACGATGCTGGCGCCGTAACCGGCACCGTTCGTCGTTGCCAAGGCACTGAGGCCGCCACCGCTGGTGACGATCTTCTGAGCGCCACCATCAACTTCAAGGGCACTGCTCTGACCGAGCAAACTCCTGCTCTGACCAGCACCACTGCCAACCTGACGCTTGATGCAGGCGATCGCCTGTCCCTTGATGTCACCGGCACCACCACTACCCTGGCTGGTGTGATCTTGACCGTGCTGCTGAAGCGCGTCTGATGGGCATGTTCGCCTTCCGGCGACTGCGTGAACTGGAGGCTGCTGCTAACGCGGCGGCCTCTCTTTCTATTGCAGAGCCCACACTTAAACTTGAGATGACGGAGCCACCCAACGATGGCAATAGCAATCAACGCAACCGTAGGGTCGGCAAGCGCAAACTCGTACCTGACGCTGGCAGCAGCGCAGGAGATTATTGACGGCTTTGTGCAAGATGCTGATGTGACGGCATGGGCATCGGCTACCACTGATCAAAAGAATCGGGCGCTGTTTACCGCAACGCAACGGCTAGACCGTGAGCGGTTTCTAGGCGCCCGCGCTACTGACACGCAGGCGCTGCAGTGGCCGCGTACTGGCGTGCGCAAGCCTGATACCTACATCAATACGTACGCTGTCGGCTTTCCGTTTCGCATCACGACGGACTACTACACGGACACTGAGATTCCGCAGCAGGTGCAGTATGCGCAAGTTGTGCTGGCCACTTATCTCAACAACAACCCTGATGGCATTGGGCTAAGCGGGCTGGAAGACTACAAGAACGTCAAGATCGGCAGCATTGACGTGACTCCTAACCTCGGTTACGGCGCTGTTGGTGTTGACAAGGTGCCGCCGCTGATGGAGCGATACTTGACCGGGCTTAGAATTAGCGGACCAGGCAACTTTGCAATCAAGCGGTCATGAGTTACAAGTATCCCGGCGCCGAATATATCGACGACACTGCAGCGCATACCGGCCGCTTCGGCAAAATCGTTGCCCTTGAAGACACGGTGATCGCTAGCTTGGCTGCAATGGATTGGACTGGCAACGCACTCAGCGCCATCCCGTTTAAGGCAAGCACCGAACTTGAAGGCGTGTTTACCAGCATCACATTGACCAGTGGCACTGTTGTTGCTTACAGGCTCTGATGGCTTACGTTCTTCCTGGTGGTGGTGATGCGGTAGCACGCGATGGGCTCGAAATCCCTACGCATGATTGCATTGTCAATACATACGACGGCGCAAATAACTTGCTAACTGCAACGTACAAACGTGGCGGTACAAGCGGCAAAACCGTAGCAGTGCTGACAATGACCTATGATGGCAACAATAATCTGCTTACCGTTGTTCGGAGCTGAGCAATGGCCTTTAAGCTCAATCCGTTCACAAGTGGTCTTGATACAGTCCGCAACCAAATGCTGTGGGGATCGTTTTACGACACGACTCAGCAGATTGCAGAGGCTGCCAACACTGCCTATTCGATTGGCATTAATTCAACGGATGCTGATAGCCGTGGGATAAGCATTGTCTCTGGCTCACGAGTCACCTTTTCTAGGGCAGGCGTTTACAGCGTCACTTACTCTGTCCAGTTTGTGAACACAAGCAACTCGATTCACGACATCAATATCTGGCTGCGCAAGAACGACAGCGGCGCCAGCGGCGATGTGCCCGCCAGCGACAGTAAGTTCAGCATCATTTCAAGCCATGGCGGCGTTGATGGCCACGTTATTGGTTGCGTGAACTATGTTCTGAAACTTGCCGCTAACGACTATCTAGAGTTAATTTGGTCTACCACAAACGTAGCAGCTAGTATACAATCGCTTCCTTCGTCGCCATCGGGACCAGCGCATCCTTCCATCCCTGGCATTATCCTTACAGCAGTGCAGGTTGCCTAATGGCATTAGCTAGTCCTCTACGCAAGGTTGCCAGCAAGCTGATGGCAAAGTTTGGCGGTGTTGCCACCATCCGCCGTGTAACGACTGGCTCGTATAACACCAGCACTGGCACCGTCACTGAAACCACCGCCGACACTACAGTGCGTGGCGTGTTGGAAGATGTCAACCTGCGCGAGGTTAATGACCTAATCCAAGCTGGCGACAAGCGACTGTTGATTGCAGCGGCTGATATTGCCAACGCACCTACTACAGCCGATGAAGTGCTAATTAGCAGCGTAACGCATCAAGTGATCCAGGTTCGTACGATTGAGCAAGATAACATCGCCATCACTTACGAACTGATTCTGAGGGCATAATGGCGCGCACGATCCGGGTTGCTGATATTGGTGATTACGCCAGCCAGCAGATGGAGAAGCTGCTGCGGGTTGCGGTACTGGAGACTGACAGCAGGCTTAAGCAAGCAAGCCCTGTCGACACTGGCAGGTTTCGCGTTAGCTGGCAGGTAGGGGAGAATGCGGCGCCAGGCGGTGAGAAGCCTGCAGGCACCTACAGCGGCACTCCGCAAATTGATCGCATCGGATACAGAGAAGAAAAGCTAGGCAACGTCTACAGCGTGCACAACAACCTGCCGTACGCCGAGCCTCTTGCCAATGGCAGCAGCAAGCAAGCGCCAGCGGGTTGGGTGCAAGGCATCGCTAAGGACATCCAAGGCTTTGTACGTACAAATGCTGACCGCATCGGGAGTGAATCATGAGCAGCACCTACAACGATGTTCGTGCCGCCATTGAAGGGCGGATTGCAACGCAGATGGCCATTGCCCCGGCGTATCCGGTCAGCTATCAGAACGTACCATTCACGCCGCCCAACAACACGCCATGGGTGCAGGTGTTCATTCGCTTTGGCGATAACAGCTACGCCACGCTGCTGCCAACTGGTGGCGTTGGCTTCAACCGCCAGACTGGCACGCTGGTAATCAATGTCTTTACGCCACAGGGTCAGGGCACTGCTGCTAATTTCACCATTGCAGAGCGGCTAAAGGATTTGTTTGATCGCGCCAAGTTTTCAAGCATTATCTTTGATGCAGCCTCGGGGCCAGCGCAAGTAACGCCAGCAGCGCCTGAGCCTTACTTTCAAACTCAGCTAACTGCTACGTTTGAAGCCTATTTAGACTGAATCTAGCCACTACCGTTCACAACATGGCTGTTACTGTTTTGTCCGGTACGTCCGGCGCTCTCTACTACAAACCCGCTGGCACTAACGGCAACTTCCCCGAGTCTGGCGTCAACGCCAGCACTGATGTCATCACCGTTCAGCCGTACCTGAACTTCAAGGCTGGCGATCCAGTCAAGTTCCGCGTTATTAATAGCCAAACCGGCGGATCCGGGTCCGGTACGCTGCCGGCTCCCATTGATGCAGCTACCACTTACTACGTGCTGAGCTACACAACAGCTACTGGTGCGTTGACAGTATCCACCGCTGCTGGCGGTACCATTCTCGCCATCACCGACGACGGCACGGCTGTAGCACCTAACGAGTTTGAGGTGTACTACGCCGACTATGCCGCCGTTGGTCAGGTGCAGTCGTGGTCGTTTGAGATCAGCCGCGCTGAGATCGACGTGACCACCATCGGCCAAACCGCTGGCCAGTATGCGCCCTTCCGCGCTTACATTCCTGGCTTCGCCGACGGCAACGGCACCGCAACGATCTACGTCACCAACGAGGACGCTGCGCTGTCCAATCGCATGGTGGAGGATGTGCTGCAGCGTCAGCAGGTTGGCTGCGGCTTCAAACTGTACACCGATCTGCAGGCAACCGAGGCGCTTAGCCGCAGCATTGCCATGGATGCCGTGCTGCTGACCGCCAGCCTGAATATCAACCCTGATGACGCTCAGCAGGTTGAGATCACCTTCCGCCCGGCCGGTGCACCTACTTTTGACTTCAGCACTTCTGCTTGATAGTTGAACGGCCCCGGCTTATGCTGGGGCCACCCACATTTATTGCATGGCATCATCTGCACTGGCACGGCTGAAAAAAGCAGCCAATCTTCAGCCAATTAAGCGCGTTGTAACACTCAACGATGGATCTACGTTTGAGTTTTACGCTACGGCGTTGACCATGGCAGAACGCGAGCGTGCACAAAAGATGCCTGGCGGCGATGACCCCAATGGTTTTGCATTGAACCTGCTGGTAACCAAAGCAGCCGACGATGCCGGACAACGGTTGTTTCAAGCTGGTGAAATTGCTGAGCTGAAAAACGATGTGCTTGACAGTGACCTGCAAGCCATGATGCTCGCCATCATCACCAACCCAGAGGAAGCCGAAACCGACATGAAAAGCACTGAAAAAGGAGCTAAGTAAAGACAACCTGCTGCTGCTGCAACTTGGGGTTGCAAAAGAGCTGGGTTACACGCTAGCCCGGCTCAACCGTGAGGTAACACTTGAAGAGCTGCTGCTTTGGTCTAGCTATTTTGAGCTTCAAAATGAAGAGCAGGATCGTAGAATGAAGCAAAGCCGTAGGTAAGTCGTGTCGGTTGTCGCCAACGTTGCTATTAACGTCGACAGCCGCAACGCGGTTAGCAAACTGCGCGAGGTTGAGCAGGCTAGTAGCAAGTTAGATCAAACATATCAAGACCTTAATGGGCGCTTGCGCGACGCAAATGGCAGATTTATTAAGGTTGGAGAAGCAGCGCAAGCAGCAAGCAGCAAGGTTAATACTCTTGGCAATGCAGTCCAAAATCTTGCATCTCAGTTAGTTGTTGCTGATCTTGCTCGAAGATTCTTCAAGGGTTTTGACGAAGCGGAAAAAGCTGCCGCCGCTTTACGCACGCTTGGCGTAGATAGCAAAGAGTTAGAGGCTCGGTTGCTAGGTGTCAGTAATAAATTGGGCGGTCTTTATTCTCAGACTCAATTACTTACTGCAGCATACGATGTAGCTAGCTCTGGTTTTGCTAACGCAGCCGACAATGCAAAAATCCTAGAAGCATCCGCTAAAGGTGCAACGGCCGGTCTATCAGATATTAATACTGTTGGAAATGCTGTTACCAGCGTTCTAAATGCCTACGGCAAATCCGCTGCGGAAGCTGGAATGCTAGTAGATGGATTTATTCAAACACAAAATGATGGCAAGATTGTTCTTAATGAATACGCGCAGCAAATTGGCAAATTGGCGCCGACTGCCGCTGCTGCTGGAATTGGCATTCAAGAACTAAATGCAGCTGTCGCCACAATTACGGCACAAGGCGTACCGGTTGAGTCAACTTTTGCTGGCTTAAATCAAGCACTAGTTGCCATCCTTAAACCCAGCAAAGAAGCAAGCGACTTAGCTAAAGCTTTGGGCATTGACTTTAACGAAGCTGGACTGCGCGCTAAAGGATTTGGCGGATTACTGCAAGAAGTTAAAGAAAAAACCGGCGGCAGCACAACCGCACTGGTGCAACTGTTTGGTAGCGTGGATGCACTTAAAGCGATTCTTCCACTTGTTAACGACGATCTAGTTAAATATAACCAAAACGTACAAAAGCAGGCAGATGTTTCTGGAATTGCCGACAAAGCAACGGCAGAGCTTGGTGGAACAGTTTCTGCTGAAGTATCCAAGATGATTAATCAGATCGGGAATTTAACTCGATCGCTTGACACAGTATTAGGCCCAGCGCTTGGCGGCATTGTTAAACTAATCAACGTTGTTATTGCCGAAGCTACCAGAGGCATTAACGTCCTAGGGCAGCTCTTTAGTCTTGGAAAAAACACAACAATACTTAAGGGGGCACTTGAATCAGGAGACTTGCGTGGCGCAGCGGCCGGGCGTGTCATTCCTGGAGTTGACGAACTAATTGGCCAACAACGCAGGCAGCAGTTGCAGAGGCAGGCAGGCGCTGGCACAGGCCTTCTTGGTATGGGATTTAATGCCCAAAAGTTCGGCGAGCTCCTAAAGCAGCAACCTGAAATTAAACGACTACTTGGCGCAGGCGGCACACCAGCAGCAGGCGGCACACCAGCAGCAGGGGTTAATCCGGCAGTTCAGGCGATATTGAATGAGCTAGGGCAATCCGGCAGCAAAGGTCGCGGTGGTAAATCAGACGCAGAAAAGTCGGCCGAAAAAGCAGCGCGTGAAGCGGAAAAATTACGGCAAGAGCTTGAACGATCGCTTGAAGTTGGCGATCAACTTGGCACGCAATTTAGTCGCCAAGCAGCGTTGCTGTTTGAGGGATCAGAAATTGAACGCAAGCGACTGCAAATTCAATTTGATTTCCAGGACCGCGCCAAGCAAATTGCAGAGCTGAAAAATGCTGAGCAGCGCACCAACCTGAATCAGCTCAACGCCGAAATCCAGCGACTTGAGATCATTCAACTACAAACGGAAGAACTGAAAAAGCAAGCAGAAGAAGCTGAGAAGCTCTTTAAGCAAGCGATGGAAGGCGCAGAGTTTGGCGCAGCAGGCCAAGGCACTGTTGTATCTGGCTTGAGTGATGCAATAGCCAAACTCAAGGAAGACCTGAATCCAATCAAACTGCAGATTGACGCGATCGTCAACGGCGCCACTGCGATTGGTGACGCATTCAGTGCTGCGTTTGGCGAGGTAATCACGGGCGCCAAATCAACGCAGCAAGCATTGGCTGATGCTTTTAAAAAGATTGGCGATGCTTTTATCAGCATGGCGGCTGAAATTATCGCTAAGCAGATGACGCTAATCATTTTGCAGACGATCCTCAATGCTTTGAGTGGCGGCGGAAATGCGTTGGGTACTGCCAACAAAAACCTTTCAGGTACTGGCGCATTATCAACCACAAAACTGTTCCCGACTGGTGCATTTGCGGACGGTGGTTTTGTTACTGGACCAACGAACGCACTAATTGGCGAAGGTGGAGAGCCCGAGTACATCATCCCCGCCAGCAAAATGCGTTCTGCGATGGGGCGCTATGCAAGCGGCGCACGCGGCAACAGCGTCATCCCAAGTTCCGGCGCAGAATCTGGCATCGAACGAGGCGGTGTTGCCACAATGGAACCAATCGACGTGCGATACAGCATCGAACGCATCAACAACGTGGATTACGTCACCGCTGATCAGTTCCAGCGCGGCATGGCGCAGGCAGCACAGCAAGGCGCCATCCAAGGTGAAACCCGTGCATTGCGTAAGCTTCAAATGAGCAGCTCCACTCGCCGGAGGGTCGGCATCTAATGGATATTGCACTTGGCCATTATTTGACGCTCAAAAAAGACACGGGCGCCGAGCTTAAGTTTCAAAACTTTTGGATCGGTCAAACCGTTAATGGGCATCAATTCCTCCCGTTTGGATTTAGTGGGATCACGGTCAACCGCAGTGGTGACAACGTTGATGCCAGCTTGGTGTTTCCGAACAACGCAATCGCTCGGTCTTGGGCGGATGAGGCCATTCGGAATGACTGGATTGCCACGGTATCTGTGCGCATCATTGCCGACTCAACTGATCCGGCTTCAAATCAAACCACACTTCACGAATACGTCGGTCAGGTTGCCAGTGGCGGTTGGAGGCAGGATACCGTAATTTTTCGGTTGAATAGTGTGCTTGATGCTGTCGGTGGCGACATACCCAAGCGAACATTGCAACAGAAACTAGTCGGCAGTATTCCGATCAGTGGCACCCTCTTGTTTTGATCTGATTGGGATGCCCTATCGCTTAGGCGGTGACGGCAGGGACGGCAAAATCGACTGCATCAATTTGGTCTACACCGTATTGGATCGGGTCGGTATCAGTACGCCGCCGTTTAATCCGGGATGGTATGTAGCCAGTCGAACAAGCATTGCCCGCGATTTGCTGCGGTGGGGTAGGCGGGTTGCGGAGCCAACCTATGATGGTGACGTGCTGTTGTTACCTACAGAGCACAAAGCCTTTGGGGTCGTATGGGACAACGGGATTCTGAACATCGGGGAACTGAGCCAAAGGGTGCAGTGGACTCCGCTTTGGAATTGCGTCGCCTGCCCCTGCTTCCGTACGAAAGGCAGCTAATTGATTTTCTGGGTTGCAGCGAAGACGAATACCGATATTTCGTTAGTGAAGTACAGAAAAAGACCGGCGAGCGCCCAGCGGAATATGCGCTGATTCCGGACATTCGATGCGACCCGTTTACTACGTCTGTCCTAGTCAGTCTTGCGATTGGTCTTGTAACAACAGGCGTTTCTTATCTGCTGGCACCTAAACCACAAACTCCTGAGCAGACCAACATCCGCCAGCAAACACTTGGGAGCCAACGCGGACGCCAACGTTTTAACGCCACCGTCGGCTTTGATGGCGTACAAGAATTAGCTGAATACGGCAGCCGTCTCGCCATCTTGTTTGGCGATTACCAAGAGCACGGCTTTGGCGTAACCGGCGGCATCATGGCGCAGCCGCAACTGGTGTGGTCACGCACCATGAGCTATGGCACGCACCAAGCCCTGCGTTTGATGTACGTGCTGGGCGAAACAATCGGCTTCGGGCAAAAGCGCCCCGATCTATCCGGCATTTTCATCGGCAACAACGGCCTCGATTTGCTGGATCCCAGTCGCTATGCCTTTTATTACAAACCTGGCACGACCGCTGCCGGAAACATCTCTGGGCGCATTTACGCCGGCAATCTGCTGTACGGGACTAAAGGCACTGCATCATCAGGTGATCCTGTCGCGTTTGATGATGTTTTTACATGCCCAACATCATTCGGACCTGATCGTCCCGGATTTTGTCAGACTTACAAACCATCAAACGCGACGGCATTCGGCCTGTTCAATCCAATTAAAAATGGCACTGCATTCCGTCTGAATTGGCGTGTTATCAGCCGCCCAAAATCATCTGGTGATCCAAGCGATCGCATCTTGGAAGAACGCAAAAAGATTGCTGGACCGCAAGCAGATGCGCGTACTGCCGGGATGCCTGGCGTTGGCGCAGGTTATAGCCCTTGCATGGGATTGGTTGCGCACAATGGCAACGCACCCTCAACGCCAACAGAAGTCACTTGCGCCGTGGGCGACACCGTTGAGTTTTACATTGATAGCCGAAATTTTCAGCCTGGTGATCTAAACATCCAAGCGAGTTCTGGCGTTGACATGGCTGATGTTAATAACGCCTTGCATAGCGCACGCGAAGCTGCTGACAGTGTTTTACAGCTTGGCACGCAAATTATGATCGGCAACTGCTTGTTCAAAATAGAAAGCCGCACCGCCGAAGTTTATGTACCGCAGAAGCAAGATGTACGCGTAATTTTGCGTTGCACTGAAACTGTTGGCACTCAACACACGATTGGTATTGCTGGAGATCTAGCAGTAAAAACGAAGACGCTAACAAGTAAAGGAGGCGGGGCAAGCTCTTCAATTCCGGCTAATAATCCTGCTGACGGCTATTGCGGTCCATCTTTCTGGCCTGTTGCACAAGTCGCTATTGCCAGCATCCGCAATACACGTCCCGTTGACGCGACCGAAATTGGAATCCGCAGTGTTGTGTGGAATCGCGCTAGCGGCTTGTGCAATTTCCAAAACGTACCACGCGCGCCCAAGCTTCTGGAATTTGATAACGATGACACAAATCTGACCAACGGCACGCTCGATAAATACATGGCGCGCTCCAGCGCTTTTGCTATTGAAGTTCGTCCAGCAGATCCACAACCAAACGGAACACCTTACCCGTGGTCGCGCATCGAAGAGCAGTTTGTTGTAACCGGAAGCCGCCCTGTCGATCAGTACAACTTCATCCGTTTGAAACCAGACGGTAATGCTGGCGGCAAACAAATGGAATATCGCCTTGTGCCACGTCCGGGCTCAATTCTTGCCAAGTACACAAACTCAACTGGGCGCTGGATTCGCCTCACTGGCAAATTAACTGGGACAGGTTACGCATCTGGTTTTGGTAAAACATATTCAACCTCTTACGGCACGATTCAAGTTACGTGCTCGGGCGAGGAAATGTTGGCTGGAGAGTATTTCAATAATAAAGAACTAGTTAGCGGGGCGACCGATGGATACACAACCACAAGCACGCCAATACCAAACGCAATCGCTGTTCTTAGCTACTACAACGGCAATGGCGGCGGTCAAGGCGCGCAAGGCGGCTATGCGTATGAAGTGCTGGGGCATCCACAGAACTATGCAGACGGCACGCGTGTAAACCAGCGCATAACGATTACGAAAAAAGATGGCTCAACAATTACCGTTGTTTTTGGTGCTACAAAGCGCAGCAATTATGCCGGTGAATATATTGCGCGTTACGGCACCACGGCAATGTGGGATCAATACAGTGTGGCATGGGCTTTGTCTACTGCTGTACCAGCTACAGGTACATGGAGTAATGAAGAAAATTTCTCTCACATTGTCGGTGTTAGCGGGGGTAATAGATGGGCAAATTATGGCGGCCATACACAATTCAGGATTGATTTTCGCGTCACGGGTCTTGGTCAAACAACCGCAGTCGTGGCATCTCAAGATGAACGCACTTTTGAGCGCTTTTCGCAGATTTCCGACGTAAGCCACTACGACGAACTGACCAAATCACACTTTGACGGCCCTGAACACGAAGTTGTTTATGTGAATGAATCCCTCGCAAACCTGAACGAATCCGACGATGAATTTATCGCCAACTATGACGCCTGCACCACGATGGGGCTTGTCATTCGTTCTGATAAATCGGTTCGCAGCGTCGAGCAACTCAACGTATGGATGCCTAAAGGCGTCGATTGTTACAACTGGTTTGATGGCAGCACTGGTCCTAGCAACCTATTCTGCGATCTTGTCTATTACTTGTTAACCAATACACGCGCTGGCCTTGGTGACGTTGTAAGCCCAGATTTAATCGACAACACGGGTTTTACGACAACTGCCGCCTTCCTCAAAGCCAACGACATTTACTTTGACGGCGCTATCGACACTAACCGCAACTTCAAGGATTTTGTAACTGAACTGGCACCTTACAACCTTTGTTCTTTCGTCATAAAAAACGGCAAGTTTACGATTGTTCCTGCCGTGCCATACAACAACGCTGGCGCGATTGATCCAAACGCTTTGCAGATTTCTGCGTTGTTCACCGACGGCAACATCATTGATGACACGTTCGAAGTCGAATATCTAGACAAAGACCAGCGGCGTGATTTCCGCGCTGTCGTTAGCTACAGGCAAACACAGAAAAACGCCTTCCCCACTATTCGCACGGTGGCTGTCCGCTGGAACGAAAGCGCCTCCAGTACATACCCGCAGGAAGCAATCGACCTTTCGCTGTTTTGCACACACCGCGAACAAGCGCTGAAAGTTGCTCGCTACCTACTAAGCATCCGCCGCCGCGTTGATCACGTCATCCGCTTCAAGACCAGCCCTTACGGTTTGCAACTGGCGCCAGGCGACTACATCAAAGTTGTCACTCAAGTTGCGCCTTACACCGCATCGCGGAATGGTGTCATCAATGCTGACAACGGCTCAATCCTGTCTGCAGACCCCCTAGCTGATGGTACTTACAGCGTGTTTGCGTATCGCCCCGGCGGCACCGAAGTGGAAACGATCAGCTTGACAGTCGCCGACGGTAAAGCAACGAACACTAACTACTGGGGCATGGTCTACACGTACACCGACACCTCGATCAATCAGAATGTGTACATGATCGAAGAGCTAACGCTTGATGAGGATGGATTGGTCAGCATTTCGGCCAGCCACACACCTGTTGAGGGTGATGCCTCGCAGGTCGCCTTGGATGTGATCACTGCCGACCGCTTCCTGTACGACTCCTGACCATGGCATTTCCCAGCTCGCTAAAACCCACATCCCGCCAATACAGCCCCGGCGATTATCCGGTCAAAACGCACAACGCAAATAACGGCGCCGAGGTGCGCATTTTGTACGGCAGCCGTCCTACAAACATGACACTGGATCTGACATACGCCAATATCACCGATTCGGAAGCCAATAACTTTTTGACGCATTACTACGAAGTCCAAGGCACATACCAAACGTTCAGCATTGCTTCGACTGCAGAGACCTTTTCGGGTTGGACTGCCGGCGCTGATAGTTTGAATCTTGTTGGCACTGGTGCGGTATGGCGTTACAGCGAACCACCCCAGCAGCAATCCGTGCGACCTGGTGTGTCTACGGTCAGTGTTCGCCTTATTGGCGTCCAAAGCTAGGATGTAGGAGGCGATCGCTCGGCATATGGCCAAGATTTATACAGGACGCGACGGTCGCCTACTGATTGACGGCACCGAGCAAATTAAGGTGACAAACTGGTCTTTGACCGGAAACCTTGAAACGCTGGAGACTACCAGCCTTGGCGATAGCCAGCGGACCTACGTTCCAGGCGTCCAAGAATTTAACGGTAGTGCGACTCTTCTGTATTACAACGACGGCACTGGCCGCAACGATGCTGCAACGGCACTGAAGAAAGTGCTCAAAATCGGCAGCGTGTCAGAAAGTGACACGGTAATCATGCGCCTGCGTTTGGTCGAAGGCAACACTAACCACGACGTAGAACTGACGACTTATATCACCAGCGTCAGCTTCGGTGCCAGCGTGGGTGAGGTCAGCTCTGCACAGATCAGCTTCCAAGCCACTGGTGCGCTAACAGCGGTGACAATCTGATGGGCATTTACCTCGGCAATGTCGGCAATATCGAGCTGACCCGCATCTCATTAGAAGGCAGCAAAGCCTCAGTAATTAACCCTGGAGATGTTAATACTGAACGCGATCGCTTTAGTTTTGACTTTGACGCCAGCTTTCTAACAAGTGGTGATTTTGTCGAAATCAGTACTACTGACAACACAAACCTTGACTTTATTGCTGCCAGTGGTTGGGCCAACAACACTGTCCAGTCCAGCGGTAACTGGTACGTTTTTGTTGACGAACTTGGCGGCATCAAACTTTACGAGACATTTGACGACAGCCTTGAGGGCGGTGGCACCGGACTTATACCACTTGCATCTATTAGTCGCAACATACCTATTAACGTAAAAATTGCAGACACTACATCTCGACTGCTAGCTTCTGTTACGGACTACGAACTAAACACAAACCGCGAAACCGTTGACATCACATCGTTAAGCGATGAACACCGCCAACAGCACAGCAGCCTAATTAGTGGTAGCGGACGACTTATCGCTCACTGGGACTACACAAACGCAATCAACGAAGAACCCGTGCATTACCTAATGCAGCTAGTTCTTCGTACTGAGGTCGGATCGTCTTTTCACGGCAAGTTTTACGTCAAGTACGAAAACACTGTTCCACAAGGCGGCGATTTTGATGCAACGCAAATTAACGACGCATTGTGGTGGGAATTTGATGCACTGGTGACAGGCAGCGCGGTAAGTTTTGCGGCCGACGAAATGATCACTGGCACGATTGATTTTGTTGCCACCGGTCCCATCCGCCTGCGTGCCAAAACGCAACAAAAACGTTTCCTCCTACAAGAGGACGACGGCAAGATCAAACTGGAAAAACCAGCCAATTCGCACCTGTTGCTGGAAGAGCTGGAGTAAGACGTAGACTTGGTGTAACTGTAAACGCCACGCGGGCACTGGGGCATGGCCGATCTTCGTATCAGCGAACTAGCGGCATTAGCCGGTGCCAATCTCGCGGCAAGCGACCTGCTTGCCGTTGTTGATACCAGCGCCAGCGAAACCAAAAAAATCACGGTTACTGACCTTGTCGGTAACGCCGTCACGCTGATTGCCGACGCGACAATCCCGAGCGCCAAGATCCTGTTTGGCGCTAACACCATCAGTGGCGATGCGCTCCAAGATGCCAGCGTCAACACGGGCGAACTCGTCAACGACGCTGTAACCGCCGCCAAACTGGCCGACGAATCCACTGTCGATCTCGTCACAACGCTCCCCGCCTCCGGCGCTTTCGTTGGTCAGATCGCGCTGGACACCGACGACGGCAAGATCTACTGCTGGAACGGCAGCACCTGGGTCAGCATCAAAGCTGCCGGTAGCGTCAACAGTGTTATCGGCAGCAGTAGCGGTGCCGTCAATATCAGCGTCACCACCTCCGGTGACGAAGTCACGATCAGCACAACGCTGGACAACACCAGCGCCGCAGCACAATTCCTCGCTGGTCCGACTGCCGCTGCTGGAGCTGTAGGCTACCGCACGATTGCTGCAGGCGACCTGCCAACTGCCACTACAAGTGCCAAGGGTGCTGTTGTCGTCAACGGCAACGGCCTGACAATGAGTGGCGACACCGTCGTCATCAACAACACTGTCACCGCCGAAGCCAGTAACTACCACGTCGTCCAATACAACGCCAAGGGTCTGGTCACCGGCGGCCGGCAAATCATCGCGGCTGATGTTCCAGTCGCCACGTCCAGCAGCATCGGTGTAGTTAAGCCTGGTTCCGGTCTGGGTGTCGACGGCGCTGGAACACTTGACCACACCAACTCAATCACCCCGGCAAGCGCTGCCAAGGTCACCTACGACAGCCAAGGCCACATTGTTGCTGCACTGGCACTGTCCGCAACAGATATTCCCGAACTAGACGCCAGCAAAATTACGACTGGTACGTTTGCAGCAGCGCGGCTTGCTGCCAATAGCGTCACGGCAGAACAGCTTGCCGATTACGGCATCGCGCAAGTCAGCAGCACGCAACCGATCCCCGAATTCGCGGGCCAGCTCTGGATCAACCCCACTGACCGTACTGCCTACGTGTGGGTTGGCCAAGTTTCTCCGGCGCAGGGCTACTACCTTCCCCTCAACAACGAGTTTGGCGCCCAAGCCAACCTCCGCTTCGGTGGTACGTACAACGCCAGCACTAACACGATCGCCAGCCTTAATACCTATGGCGCATCGGCAGGTCTGACTGTTGGTTCTGCACTAGTTGCTCCAACCGCCGCAAGTTCTGGCCTCTACTTGCTGGTCACAACAACAGGCACTGGTACCGCGCCGGCTCCTGCAGTTTCGCTGGACGTCGGTGATTGGATTTTAAGCCCCGGCTCTGGCACGACGTGGACTCACGTCAATATCGTTGGCGCAGGCATCAGCGTGATCGACGCTGGCGACGTCACATTTAACGGTGCCGCTCTAACGCCAGCCATGACCGGCGTGGCAGACGCCGAAGCTGCACTAACAACACTTTGGGGTCGCGTTCAAATCGCAACCACCTCAACCGTTGGTGTAGTACTTGAGAGTACCGAAATCACGGTCAATAACAGCACTGGGTTGATGGAAGTCGGAGTGGTCGATGAAGGCACCTACTGATGTCAAGCTTCAATTACAACGGCGAATACCTCCCTCGCGGCGGCGTTGAAGGCGAAATGCTGATCAAAGTCAGCAATGCTGACTATTACGTGCAGTACAAAACGCTGCCCGAAATCTTCGACGAATACGACATTGTGATCGACGAGGGCGAGTATTAGTAGACTGCCGGAGTAACGCCGTCCCAGAGGGGAGTTAAGGCATGGCTACTTGGCAGCATCTCCGTAGCAGCACC